GTCAACCCATCTGTCCTTATCTACCATCAAGCCTTCATATTCTATCTCAGAGAATACAACAACAGCTTGGTTTTCTAGATCTGCAACCTGAACAAGATCGCTTTCACCCAATAACTTGAGTTGTTTCTCCCAAATTTGAATGAGATATGCCACATCGTTCGCACCATAGGTAATCTGATTGTGCGTAAACGGCTGACCTTGGAGGTTGACGAACTTGTTGCGGACCTCTTTGTCCAAAGTAACACCAATGTACCGTTCACAACATCTTGATAGTGAGTAGCCATGGTTTTGCTTACCACAGTGTAAAACTCTCTCTGAGAGATAGGTGTCGTATACGTTCTGTGTTTCAATGTTCCCCCATCGTTTGATGAACTTGTAATCGAACTTTGCATTGTGAAATATTTTCGTGATTTGATTCGACTCCAATACTTCTCTTAGCGGTTCGATAGATACGTGTCTTGTATCAATTACATATTGTTCATCCATGTCCCCAATTTGGAACATAATCATCTTCTTACATGTAAAGTCAAAGCCCTCAGTCTCAGTGTCTACACCAAGAACAGTTTTAGATAAGCAGTAGTCTACGCATTCCTGTATTGTACTCAGTTCAATCTTGTTGTTGAACTGTGTCTGATTCCCTATGAATTTTATCATCCCGTAATTGTTTTTCTCGAAGCTGCTGCTTGATTATTAAAGCAATCAAACCTTCTGCTTGCTCAAGAGTGAGCATCTCACCCTCAAAGAAACAATAGTTCAGCTTGTCGCGTTTGGCTTGATTGACTTTGCTGCGTATCGAAGATACAATGTTTGGTCTTTGGTAAGCAATTTGTCCTACCCATTTCATCCATCCCATGTTGTGAATTGTTTAGATGTTAGAGAAAAGAAAGGGGATGCCATTGCTGACACCCCCCATCCATGTACCTGATACTCGTTAGAGTATCGCTAAATTAGCTGAAGATTTCACCAGTAGTGTAATCAACAGCTTGTGTAACTGCAGGAATACCTGTAGTTACTGCTGGTGCATCCGCTTCTAGGAACACATTCGTTGGTTCCCCAAGTACAACGGTGCTACGAGTGAAGATGTACATCCCATTGTGTGTGATGAAATCCCCATCCTTACCACGTCGCTTGGCAGAAGTTTGGATGTTCTCAGCATCCCATTCAGTTGCTTCAGTAGTCTCCTGAATTTGCACTCGGAGACGTTGACCGTTAACTTCTGGGTTCAAGATGTTAAGAGGCTTAACAACATGACCCATCTCGTTAGTGGTGTAGTCCCCACCGAGATCGACCCCAAGAAGTTCTTGTGCATCTTGTGGTTCAACTGTCAACCAAGAACGACGAGCACGTGTTCCCACGGTGAATCGTTCATCTGATTTGTTGAACATGCCCAAGGCATTCTGTGGTCGGTCTGCTTGTTGCAGAATCTCACCGAACTCCAACTGAATCTTGTTACCGTTCACTTTGCGCGCCTGAACGAGAAGCGTTTGTCCTGGAGTCAAGGTCTCCAAGTTACCTGAGTTAATTGTGTTTACTTGCATGATATTTTATGCTTGTAAATGATTTTAAATGTGGGTACGTTTAATGGGAGTACCCTTCCCCAAACAAATCTTCAAGTGTGAATACGTTATGAAGAGTAGTCGCTGCATCTCGTTGTAAATACGGAAGACCCTCTTCATAACCTATCACATATGTTGCTACGATAGCAGCTATAGTTAAGCTCCTATCAAATTCCGAATCAAATTGCGCGGGTGCCATGTTCTCTTTATTTTGTTGTCTAATATAAAGCGTCTCATGGTTTTAACTGAGTCCGGCACAATACTCCTGCTTGAAGGGTAGACACACACAATGTATTTACCCCCCTCTAATTTGGTTGAGTTGTTCTCTATGTATTTAAGCAGGTCTCTTTTAGACCTTGATGCATAGACAACATATTCTGTAAGGTCTTCTATAGTCCATACAGGTGAGTTACTATTAAATTTCACATGTCCCATCGTAATTGGTTTCGTTAATACTATAGGCAGGACACCCACTCGAATGAGTGGTGTGCCCTGTCCCGGTGCATGAAGAGAGAGATACTACTGCGAACAGCAGTGCTCCTGCAGCTAGTACCCAGAGTAGGGTACGTGTTGTTTCTTTTTGATATTCTTCCATCATGATTTCTCAAGATTAAATTCAGTTTGGTAAACAATAAAGCCATGACCTGCATCTTGTTGAATCTTTTCGATCAGGTCAGTGATTTCTTCCCTTGTGTAGTAGGCAAGAACAGTGTCGTTTGCATTCTCAACAAACTTGTTAGTAGCATAAGCCTGCTTCCCGTTAAAGCTATCAGTTCCTGGTTCAAGTACAGCTACTTCAAACTTCTCATACCAGCTGGGTGAGTACAGTGTTTCTCTTGGGGATGAGTATGCAAACTTCCCAGCAATAATAGATACTGTGTAAGGGAGAATGTTAACCTTTGCTCTCCACAATCCCGGATATATTTCCGGGGAATCTGGGAGGTCTATCTTCCATTGTAATTTCTCAAAGTCAAATGTGTCCATGATTTCTAATTCGTTTCAGTTTAAAAATGATAACACAGCTGACGTCCCGTACATTAGGGATCGTTCACGCTGTGTTATCATGACACACGCCAAAGGCGGTGGTTATTTCTTAGGTCGATACACAGCCAGTAGTGTATACTTGCTGGGTATGTCGTAGAGTCCTGTTGCTTCATACTTGTGCTCAAGAACAAGCACAACTCCTCTACGTATTTCTTTTGTTACGATTCTGGTGTACTCCATGTATGATGGTTGCCACCAATCAACAACCTCATTGCCCTCGTGTTGACGGCTAATGAAGTCATCAAGCTGAGCTTCACTTCGTAGTACTATCATCATCTCTGTATTAAAATATAAAGTAAGGAGAGTATCCACACGCCATGCAATCACAACCGTCAGGTATTGCCCACTCTCCACATGCAGGACAAGAAGTCCATTCTGTTTCTTGTTCATCTAACTCGTCAGGTTGGTCAGGGTAGAAGTCCTCGAGTTCGATACGCTCTGCTTCATTAAGAAGTTGCTCTAAATCCATCCCACCAGTTAAGTCTTGACACTGTTTGTTAAGCTTATCGAAGATGTCAAGAATCTGACTGTCTAAGTTCTTTTTACGCACGTTGTCTAGTTCTTTCTGAATGCTCATGTGCAATACTGTATTATGTTACAGAATGTAACGGCGTGTGAAACAAGGGAAAAATAGGGAGGAGAACACTAGTGAGCGTTCTCACTCCCACACGAAATTGTTATCATCGGCGGCGGCCAAAGAGAGGCTAAGCCTCTCCTTCCGCTTCCATCTCATCAGCGATTTCATTTGCGATGAGATAAAGGTCAGGGTCTTTGACAGCATCAACCCACAGCTTTTTCTCGCCCATCTTGCGAGTTGTGCGGTCAATAGTCTTGCGATAAAACATGATGCCCTTATCAGAGCGGTTGAAGGAAGTAGGAATAAAATCCATAGTAATTAGAATTTAGCGGGGGGATACCCCAAGGTACGATGTATCGTAGGGGTCGGTGAGTGTGTAGGTTCACGTGTTCAAAAAAACTCCCCAAAAAAATTTTTTCCCCAAATTTTTTTTCTAGCTTTGTCCCATGGCGAAGCTAATACAACAGATACGAGAAGAGCGTAATGTGTCCCGACCAGGGGTGCATGCTAAGACAAAAAATAGCAATCACAAGAACTCTAAGAATTACAAAAAGTCTTATCGAGGACAAGGACGTTAAATCTAATTGGTTATATTTGTCCGCTCAATAAGGAAGATATGGAAGAAGAATTCAACGTAGATTTTTTGGATCAAGCGAAACTTAAAGAACTGGATAAGAAAGTAGAGACCGGAGAGATTACATGCAATCTGGAGAACCCAGAGGAGTGTGAGAACTGCGGAAGTTAACAGCCTAGAATTAACTAGATCACCCCTGAGGGTAGTAAGTAGGGGGTCAGAAGTCGGGTTAATAACTGCAGCCTTGAGATAATAGGTAAACATAGCGGTGAAGTTGTCCCCGATAGCTGTGAAAATTGCAACGCTATAAAACCCAGGTCCTGGATAAAGGTAATAAGTAAATCCCCGGGACATAGGCTCAATACGGTGGGTGGAAATGCGTTAGTTAAAGATTCTCAAAGGGGGATAACTATGTTTAGTTTTAATTGATTACTTTTACATCAAACTAACTACCCCGCTATGGAGAAGATTAAAGACACCAAGTTAGGAGCTTGGTTAAAAGAGAAAGCACCAGGCGTATTAGACACAGTAGGTGAGCTCCTCCCAAATCAGGGGGCCCTAGGTGTAGTCAAGAATCTCCTTGATAAAGAACCAGACGTCGATCCAGCAGAAGCTAAGGCAAAGATTGACGCTGAGATTGCTTTTCAAAACAACGTAACAGAACGATGGAAAGCAGACATGGGGAGTGACGTAAAGTTGGCGAAGCTGATACGTCCTGTAACCCTAATCACATTAATGGTAATGTTCTGCCTCACTATGATAGCAGACTCAATGGACGCTTGGCCATTCAATGTAAAAGATAGTTATGTAGACCTCTTACAAATACTCATGCTCACGTCGTTCGGAGCATATTTTGCAGGTAGAACTATTGAAAAAACTAAGAGATGAAAATAAATGAGGGAACTCAAGTAACCCTGGACCTCAAGACAATCGCCATAATCATAAGCTTTGTAGGAACCGTAGTCGGAATGTGGTTCGCACTGCAAGGTGAAATAGAAGAAGCTAAGCGTCTTCCAGAACCTAGTATATCTAGAACAGAATACGATCTCAAGGACAAGCTAGTCCGAGAGACTATCATGAATACTCAGAAGAAGGTAGAGGAGAACGGCAAAAAGCTAGACATAATCGAGGACAGGCTGTACGAGCTCAGCACAGAAGCCAAGAGAAGATGAAGGCTCTACTTACACTACTAGCCATGGGACTATCTCTAGGACTTTCTGCACAGGTAACTGTAGTACAGATTAATGCTAAGTGGAACAAATCCAATACGTTAGAGGAACTACGCGACCTAAAGAACTGCGAGTACGTATTTGGGTGGTTAGAAAACCAACCGTACAGCATTCAATCTAGCATTTCGTCAGTACCTCTTGTCGTTGTATATAAAGATAATATCCCTAAACAGCAATATGCTGCTGACATAAGTCTTAAGTTAAATACTACCTTTGAGGAGATCCAAAGTTTGGTCAACTCACTCAAAGACTAATGAGATATTTAATTTTAATATTACTGATGCCCTTATTTGGTTATGGGCAGCAGGACAGTTGCGTTGTGTTTAGCCCAGAGCTAAACAACAACATCAAAGTTATGGGGTTATACACAGACCCCCCGACCTGGAAAAACATCAACTACGTAGTGCACATACACTACACAGATAGTTTCCCCAACAGCATCCTAGCAGAAGACATAATATATGACGCAGACGATCACCTAAACGAGGAGTTCGAAGAAGCTATGTTCTCCTTTGACCTAGTAGCTATACAGTATCACAACTTCGATGACTTCTGGATGGCCCCAGTAATACTTGCCCCTAATGGTGCTTGCGCCCCATACACTGGATCAGTCTTCTACGGGATGCAAGAGTACCTAGAGGAAGTGCAGTGGGACAACGAGATATACATGAACGTCCATGTATTCCCACAATTCTGCTCAGGGATACTAGGTTTTGCTTGGACTAGCTACGTAAATAACAGTTGGGACGGGGTCTGGGTAAGAACAGATGTGTTTGGGAGAATTGGGGACCACATATCCCCACCCAGAGACGGGAACAAAACGCTAATTCATGAAGTAGGGCACTATGTTAGTTTGCACCACGTATTTAGAAACGTTGAATACTGCGGACAGGATCTGGGGTACTGCGAAAACACAGGGGACTTTGTATGTGACACACCCCCAACCAAACTAAACTGGAGCTGCGAGAACCCCGTATGTCCTCCCGGACTCTACGACTACACCCCCAACAACCACATGGACTACTACGTAGACTCTTGCAGGACAAACTTTACCCCGGGGCAGATAGAACGTATGCACAACGTACTCCCAATCACACGCCCATATATTATAGACCAAGACGACGACGTCTGCTTAGGGGACATTAGTGGGGACTTTGTAGTTGGGATGAACGACCTACTCTTAATACTAGCAAACTGGGATGATATATATTGGGAAGCAGGGGATGTAAACGGGGATGGATTTTTTACAGTTAACGATGTAACAATTGTCCTAGCCCAGTGGGGGAACATCTGCTACGGAGCTGAGCTTGACCCATTCTACAGAGAAGAAAAAGAACTGGTGAAAACCGAATCGGTAAAATACTTGCTAGATTTGCTAAATAAACACCAGAAAAATGGACTTAGAAGTAATTAGATTTAGCTCAGCTAAAGACAGCACACTAGGATTGCTGTTTAACGTAACAAATGATAAGAGAGAATTTCTTTGCTACACACTTGAAGACGAATACAGAGAAGAAAAAGTTATGCATGAAACCCGCATCCCTGCTGGGACGTATGAAATTAAGCTTCGTACGTGGGGTAGAATTCATGAAAACTATACTAAACGCTTTGCTGACATTCATAAAGGGACTCTTTGGCTTCAAGATGTTCCTAATTTTAAGTATATTCTTATCCATTGCGGTAACAATGACGATCATACTAGCGGGTGTCTACTCGTGGGCGACACGCAAACAGAAAACATAAAGTCTGACGGCTTTGTGGGATCATCAACAAGCGCATACAAAAGAATATACCCCCCAATTGCTGAAGCACTAGAGAATGGGGAGTGCGTAGAAATTACTTACATAGATTTTGATACTATATAACTTTCCTTTATATATTTGCTGCAAAGCAAACTATAATGGCAAAGTTAAAATTCAAACCAACCCGTGACTGGGTAGTATTCGCGTCCCCAAGAGTAGAACAAACCGACTCCGGTATTCACCTGCTAGGAGAGGGACAAAAAGCAATCAGCACTAACGTAGTAAAAGTACAAGCTGCAGGGCCTGATTGTCAGATGGTTAAGGAGGGGGACACAGTTCTTGTGCACCCAGAATCGGGAGCTCTCATCATACACCTAGATGAGGGAGAGTTCGCCTGCGTTAATGAGTTCCAGATCGTAGGAGTTATCCCAAAGATTATTTAAATCATGGACGGGACAGTTACAATCCCGTTGAAGGACTTCGATGAGCTAAGAAACTCGTCCGAAACCGCAATACAGATGAAGCAGAAACTCTCTACGGCTGCAAAAGAAATAGAGGTGTTTCTGTCTTTTCTGTGCACACGCGAACACATACAAGTGTACGTAGATGAATTCAACAAACAAGCCTCTAGAACGACCATAAAGATCGTTGACGGGAAAGCAAAAGTGCAGATTAATGAAAACTCTTAAAATAAAAGTAGACTCCACCCTAAAATACCTACAGGTGTTCAACGGGATACTAGAGCTAACCGACAAAGAGCTCCTAGTACTGTCAAAATTTATTGACCTATCAGATACAGTAAACCTATGCTCTACAGAAAACAAAAAAGCTGTAGCAAAAAGCTTAAATATAGAAGATCACAACACTCTTAACAATTATGTTAAAAAGCTTAAGGACAAAGGAGCAATCAAAAAGAACAAGAACGGGTATGCGCTATCTCCCATACTCCTCCCACAAAAAAGTGTGAGTCTTCAAATACTCTACAGCAATGAATAAAAAACTCTCTATATTTAAAATGCTCAACAACTTTAAAAAAGAAGCAGTAGAGTATGCAAGACAAGGGGCCCCTAACGTAACAGAGGCCAAATACAAAGACAGATTGATCACATGTAACAAATGCCCACATCTAAAGAATGCTTATAGGTGTGGGCTTTGTGGTTGTGTAGTAGAAGAGAAAGCAAAGTGGGCTACAGCAGATTGCCCAGACAATAGATGGGAAAAGAATGAAGGAGAAAGTCATAATCCAGAAGATAGCCAGTGAGCACAACCTCCCACTGCAGAAAGTAGAAGAAGCAGTATACTATCAGTTTAAATACGTAGCAGATATAATACGATCTGGAAAGTTTGAGTCCGTAAGACTCCCATTTCTTGGGAAGTTTCACGTGAGAAAAGGAAGATTAAACTATTTGAATGAAAGATCTGATAACAGTTAGTGGAAATAAGGTAATCCCCTCCCCATATGCACTCACTATCCCAGAGTTCAAGGCTCTAGACGTAGATGAGCTATCCGCAGTGTACTTTTTTGTAGACCATCGCTCCCCATACAGTGTATATGACGAAGAAAACAGGTGGGAACAGATAAAAGAAGTCCTAAAAGTAAGTGCATCCCCCAACATTAAGGCTGCAATGCAGGTATATGCAGAGTTATCAGAGACTTCTGCAGTAAAACTTCTAAAAGCTGCACGTGCATCTGTAACAAAACTAGAGAAATACTTCAATGACGTGGATCTCACCATGATGGATGACAATGGGAAACCGATATTCCACGCTAAAGACCTGATATCTAACCTTGCAAACATGGCTAAGGTCGTGCAAGGCCTAGATGACTTAGAAGAGCTAGTTAAAAAGCAGCAACAGAAGGAGAACCCTAACCGTGGTGGGGTAGTCACTAATAAATATTCTCAATGAAGAAGAAACATAAAAGATACCCCATCATATTTGTGTCTGCCTTGTTGCTAGAGATTGGGAGCACTATGTATATCAGTTCTGTATCTGACAAGAACATGGCTAGTACAATGCTATGGGCCTTTTTAGGCCCATTTATAGCACTTCCATTTGCTGGGTATGTAGCGGATGAAAAAACGTGGAAAGGAAGATTTTACTTAGCTCTCTCTAGCTCAGTTGGGTATACTATAGGAGCAATGCTGTCAATGTATTTTATATTAAAGAGGTAATGTTTAAGGATACCCACTTATTCTCCCCGGCAGCAACACATTACCTAGAACATGGGTACTATACCGACGCATTAGACGGTACAAAAGAATACTATGACCACTGGGATAGGGAAAGGGACAGATGTTTGTACGGGTTTGAGGTAAATGGGGTTAGGATTACAGGATATCACTACTTCTACTTAAACTATTGCCCAATTGACCGTGCAGTAGACGAAGTACTCCCAGATGGGACAGTGCAAGCCCGCAGAGAGCGTACATTTCCTGCATTCTACGATGGGGACTACCACTATTACCACGCAGTAGACACTTGCAGAAAAGAGAACAAACATATGTCTGTACTAAAGGCCAGACGTAAGGGATTCTCCTACAAAGCCGGTAGTATGCTAGCACGTAACTACTTCCACCTGCGTAACTCTAAGAACTTCGTGTTTGCAGAGCAGAAAGAATACCTAACTGGGGACGGACTCTTATCAAAAACATGGGACTTTATCTCATTCATAGACGATAACACAGCATGGACACAGCCTAGGCTGATTGATAAGGAAATGCACAAGCAATCCGGGTACAAGAAGCGTGTTAACGGGACTGATGTAGCGTTGGGTATGAAATCACAAATAATAGGGGTATCACTAAAGGACAATCCGCACAAAGTGCGTGGTAAAGCCGGGGAACTTATATTCTTTGAAGAGGCAGGTTCATTCTCAGGGTTGTTAACAGCTTGGGAGATAGCTATGCCTACAATGAAACAAGGTTCTAAGACCTTAGGTACAATGATAGCATTCGGTACTGGGGGTGAAGAGGGACATGGGTTTGAATCACTAGAAGAATTGTTTTATCACCCGGAGGCATACAACTGCTTAGCCTTTGATAATGAGTGGGATGCAGGTGCTATGGGCACACAGTGTGGGTACTTTGTCCCTATCTACCAGAACTTAGACGGGTTTATGGATGAAGATGGGAACTCCCTAATTGACGAGGCCAAAGAGTTTGAAGAGGCAGCCAGAGAGAACAAGAAGAAGGCAAACGATCCGAAAGCACTAGACCAGTACACAGCTGAGCACCCATTTACCCCACAAGAAGCTACACTCCAAACAACAATTAACATCTTTGACGTAACGTCTCTAAAAGAACAATACAACAGAGTCAAGGCACACAACCTAGAAAAGGAGGGAACTGCAGGAGTACTATACCACAAGGGAGAAGGTGTAGAGTTTCGCCCAGACCCTGGAGTAAAGCCTATAACCAAGTTCCCACACAGGAAAGACGACAACTTAACTGGGGGTGTAGTTGTTTATGAGAACCCATTTAAAACCAAGGAAGGTAACATACCTCATAATCTCTATATAATATGCCATGACCCGTACGCGCAGGGGAGATCCACAACCAACCAGTCGCTCGGGGCAGCATATGTAATCAAGCGACCTAACAATCTATCTAAGCCTGACGATATAATTGTGGCTAGCTATGTAGGTCGCCCAGAAACACAAGACGAATACAACCGTAATCTATTCTTACTTGCAGACTACTACAATGCAAAGATTGGGTTTGAGAATGATCGTGGTGAGCTCATAGCTTATGCTAAGCGCTATCGCAAACTGCACAAATTGCAGGAAGAATTTGAAATGTTGGATAAACGGGAATTGCAATCCAGAAATGTACGACGTCAATATGGGATGCACATGACCGAGCAACGAAAACGCCAAGGAGAGCTTTATATAAGAGACTGGTTAATTTCCCCAAGATCAACAGACGCAGATGGGAAAGTAAGACTTAACTTACACGAGATTTATGACATAGGACTATTGCAAGAACTAATAAAGTTTAACCATCGAGGTAACTTTGACCGGGTCATGGCCTTTATGGTTGGGATGTATCATACGCGAGAGTTATATAATAAAGAGGTGGTGGAAACTATAAATGATATGTCCCAGGACGATTGGTTTGACAGGAATTATAAATAATTTTTATACTTTTACACGAATGTACGGAGCCGCAAAAATACCGCAGCAACGACTCCCATTAAGCAAGAAGACAAAGAAATGGAGAGAGGAGTGCGTTGACGCTTTTATTAATATATCTAAGTTTGGGTTGAGTGAGCGAAGAAGCAATCTCAAAGCCCTATACGACTATTACAACGGGGAAGTAGACGAAGCAGATTACAGATACGTAATTAAACCATACGGAAAGACTAGAGAGAACTTCCCATCAAAGCTTAGAAACTACCCAATCATCAAACCAATCATTGACCTACTCCTTGGGGAAAAGTCAAAGAGACCACTGAATTACACTGTAACTGTAAAGAACGCAGATTCTGTAAGCCTTAAGGAAGAAGCTAAAAAACAGCAGCTACTCAAAACAGTAGAGGCTATGTTTCTTAACGAAATAGCTGAACCCAAGGACCTGCAAACTCAACAGATCCAGGAACAGCAACCAATGCTCCCTCCGCAAGTTATGGAGCAATTTGAACGTACATACGTAGACGATAGAGCTATCAAAGGACAGGCTGCTATTAACTACATTATGTATGAGCAGGAGATTTACGACAAGTTCCAGAAGCAATTCTTTCACTTCCTTGTTGCAGGAGAAACATACTCACACAAGGGAGTTAGACGCTCAGAACCATTCTACGATGTAATCAACCCTATTGATGTAGACTTTGATAAAGACCCGGATGTAGAGTTTGTAGAGGATGGGGATTGGGCAATAATCAGACGATACGCACACGCATCTACAGTCATTGACCAGTACGGGGAATACTTGAGTGAAGAGCAGTGCCTTGAACTTGAAGACCCAAAACACCAGTCAGTTGATACGTACCTGCTATACAGATCAGAAGCAACAGGCTCAGACGACAATACTTACCGCAATAGACTAGTAGAGGTTGTAACTGTATACTGGAAGTCCAGAAAAAGAATTGGGTTTGTATCATACCTAGACCCACAAACTGGGATGATAGAAGAGTTTGAAGTAGATGAATCTTTCCGCATGCCCGCAGAAGTGAAAGAGATGGGGGGAAAGCTTGAGTGGGAGTGGGTAAACGAAATATGGGAAGGGACCAAGATTGACGGTAGGTTCTACGTTAAGACAAGCCCAATACCCAACCAGCGTACGTCTATAGATAATCCATCGGAGTGCAAGCTCCCAGTCAACGGGTTTAAATACTCAGACATCAACTCGAATAATATCTCCCTGGTTAGTTTGGGTATCCCGTTCCAGATTAATTACAACATCTTCAAGTACCGCATGGAGCTTGCGATTGCACGATCAAAAGACATCATTGCACAGTTTGATATTAACATGATCCCAAAGAAATGGGACATGGATAAATTCATGTACTATGTTGAGGGTACTGGTATTGCATGGGTTGACTATAATAAAGAAGGGATACAACTATCTCCACAGCACCAGTCTGTTCTGGATATGTCAATTAAAACAATCCAGCAGTACATCTTGCTTCTTGAGACTACAATGCAAGAGTGGGAGAAGATATCAGGGGTTAATAGACAACGACAAGGAACTATTGGGGCATACGAAGGCAAAGGCTCTTCGCAACAAGCTATTGTTCAGTCGTCGCACATTACTGAAGATCTATTCCGCAAATTCTCACGATTTGAGCAAAGAGAACTCCAAGGCCTACTGGATTACTCTAAAGAGGCTTGGATATCAGGGAAGAAAGGGATGTACGTAATGCCAGACACTACTACGCAACTTATTGACCTTGACTCTCTTGGGCACATGGAAACTGAGTACGGAATCTTTGTATCTGATGCAGGTAGAGACCAAGAAAATGTCAGACAGGCTAAGGAGTTGTCACAAGCTATGATTCAGAACGGGATGCCAGCATCTGCAGTTCTTGACCTGTTTGATACTGAGAACTTCTCTGGGATCAAAGATAAGCTTCGTAAAGCTGAGGCTGCACAAAAAGAACTTGAAGCTGCACAGCAACAAGCTCAGCAACAAATGCAGCAACAACAGATGCAGATGCAACAGCAGCAAATGCAGATGGATGCTCAAGAAAAAGACAGAGACCGCCAGAAGGATATCGAGATTGCTCTTATCAATGCTGAAGCTAAGGACCAAGCTAATCGCTTAGATATAGACCTGCAAAGGCTTGTACAGGACTACGATATCAAGCTTAAAGAGATTGACTTGAAGCGTGAAGCGCTAGACAAAGAGGGTGATACTGAACCTAACGGGGAGTAATGGATAACGCCACAAGACGACAACTATTAAACAGACATAGAGCATCTGGGTTTCCCGGATCTATACTTGACGTATACAATGCGTATAGCCAAGGCGTTGACCTTATTGGGCAGTTCGAGCAGCAAAATAATATAGAGGTTGCACGTACACCGGAGCAACAACAGCAAGGACTGAGACCTGCACACCAGGCTGGGGACATTAACAAAAGTATGATATTCCCTAATGTCCCTCCTAATACCCCATTCACTACGGAGGGCATGAAAGCCCCGATTAACATAGAGAAGTATGATGAGCAGGGACACTTAGTCAAATCATACGAAAATGTTCCTCCTGGTGTGCGAAATCTCCCAACAGGACCACAGCGTGGGACTGTAATTGAGACCCCAGCTAATATGCAGGGTGGAGGAGTACGTAAGTATCAAAATGCTGGAGTAACAATTTCACCTGAAGAATACGAGGCTAAGCTTGATGCGGCAATAAATAAATATGGGGATGTTGGATTATCATTTGACCCAGTAAGCCAAGAGTTTGCACCTGGGGTACAGATGCTAGATCCTGCAGAAGTTGCGGCGGACTTTGATCTAGATAACGCCTCTATGCAAGCTAGAAACAACTACTTTGCATATAAGAATCTAGGACAACAAGGCTTACAAGATTCTATGGGTATGTTTAACAGCATAAACAATGCAAGGAATCAATTTGCAGAAGACTACTTAGCACCAGCCCTTGATGCAGGACTGTTTTTAGGAACAGCAGGAGCAAGCTCAGGGGCCTCAGCACTTGCAAGAGGATTTGGAACTGCTACAAGAGTTGCCCCAAAAGCTGTCGGAAGTGCAATAAGGGGAATAAACACAGGAAAGTCTATGCTGTCAAATACAGTAGGCAATCTAACAACTAGAGCCTTAAACCCAGTAGCATCTACTCGCTTTGGGCAGGCTGTAGGACAAGGAGTAGACTACGCAAACAAGGGAGCTAAATACCTAATGAAGCCCGGGCAGTCAGTTATGAACTGGGCAGGTAATACTAGAGTGGGAAGCGCAATAGGAAACTTTGTAAACGCCCCACAAACCTTGCTTGGGGGACAAACTCTAGGACAGGCATCTTCAGCCTATACAACGGCAGCTGGCGCATACAATGCCCCTAAATCATTTGCTAAACTAACAGAGGGAGATATTGGGGGTGCTGCGTCTGGGATTTCAAAACTACCTGTAGGAAACCAAATAGCATCAGCACTGAAAGCTCCAAAGACTTTATACAATATGTATAGTGGGGCAAAGGGTTTAGGAGAAATAGCACAAGGAGATATTTTACAAGGCACATCTGATTTTAGTAAAGTGCTTCCTGGGACAGGCTTGTATAGAAACACTGTTACAGCAGGAAATCTAATAGGGAGTAACTCTACCCCCACTAGAAGAACAGCCTACATGTCCCCTAAAGAAATGCAAAGCGGTAGTTGGAGAGATTCTTTTGTAGCAGAAAGCACAGCTCAACCTAATTATGCAGAACAAGCATTTATTAATGAGCAAAATCCCCGCGCAGGGATAGATCAAAAGATAATTAACGAGCTAGAATATGGAATCCCAACATGGTCTCCATACTATTACGATCCACCAGGACTGACTCCTGTGTATCCTATATTCAACGCATTAACACTGCTAAATCCTGGAAGATTTATTAAGCCTGCTGCATCTAAGGCAATAAACCTTAGTAAATCAGCTATGCCTGAAAGTATGCAAATATTAAAACTGCAAAATCAAGCAGCAAGGATGCCAAAATCTATGAGACAGGCCGAACTTGACATAATTGACGACGCAAAAAATATTTTTAATACAGCGCGGCGGGAAGAGATGGGTGCAATCTCTAAACTAAAAAATCAAGCAGACGATGTAATTCGACAGGCAGATGACTTGTACAACCCTAAAATAATAGACGAAACAACTAGCACTCTTGATAATGATGCAATTAGCGTAACAAATCTGCTAGCCAAGCAAGCTCAGAATCCACTCTACAGAAATAAATACGGAGGAGCTCGTATTCGTAAATACCAAGGAGCCGGTCCCAAAAAAGTATTTACTATGGGAATGAAGGACAAATACGACATAATACCCAGTAATCCTATATCAAGTTTAGCAGATAATGATCCAGCAAAGTTTGTAGATACTGCAGGAGCAGATTTTAATTTGCAGTGGAATAACTCCCCCATGGCAAAGAAAATGTTGACTGATAGTTATTTGAAATCATCAGGAAACACTTCTTTTTTAAGTCATCTTCCCTATGTCGGGTCCTATTTCTTTTCGGAACCAAGCGATAGGGCAGACGAAATGACAAACAAGAGAAACCAAAGTATACTCAACACCCAATTTCGCGCAACCCCCACTGAAGAGGATTTTAAAGATTTATATAGCGGTGACTACAGATCAGGCATTAGAGCATTTGCTTCGATGAATCAACTTATGCCATCAGCTAGCTATACCGCATACAATCCTACTTGGTCTAAGAATACTACTCCTAATCTTTTGGGGGTTGGGGTACATGAAAGATCTCATGCATCAGATAATGCAGGAAGTTTTATCCCACCTGCGGACATTAAAATGATGTATGATGCTAGCTCTTCAGAAAAGGGAAGCAGGGAATTGTTCCCAACTTCAGACGCTTATAAAAAGTACGTAGCAGATCCTACGGAAACTAGGGCACGTATAATGCAAATGCGTCGGGGCCTATCTGCACTAGGGGTAGACATTTTTAATTCCCCGGTCTCAGAAGAGGACTTCGAGAACTACCTTAAGTCTGTCTTTATGGGGTTTCCCGTAGAATATGAAGAGCTAAGAAGCATATACACAAAAGAGGACATCTTCAAAATGTTAAATGCCATAGCTTACGAAGGAGATGATAAACAACCAGAAAACGTAGCAAAAAGAGGAGGTATTCGTATTAAAGAAAGAAACAGGGGAAAGTTTACTGCCTTTGCAAAGTCAAAAGGTATGAGTGTCCAAGAAGCAGCAAGACACGTGTTAGCCAATAAAGACAGATACTCCACTGCTTTAATTAGACGTGCAAACTTTGCTCGTAACGCAGCTAGATGGAATAGGTAGTGATATATTATAAGGAGTATTGTAAAAAATAATTTTACATAAAACTATAGAATTAACTAAATAAATTTGTAAACATGCAACCAGATGACAAATTAAATATTGACTCTCTGACACTGGACGATGTCCTGGGTGAAGGAGTTGATACAGTCCAAGACGTCCAGGACGTTGAAGACGTAACCCCTCAAGAAGTTGAGGAGGTAGAAGAGATTGACAACGAAGTTGAGATCGAAGAAACTGACACCGAGTTTGAGGATGAGTTTGAGAATGAGGTTGAAGAAGAAGTCGAAGAAGACGATGTTGAAGAAGTTGAGGAACCTAGCAGTGTAGCTTTTGAAGTAGCTAAGACCTTGGGCTTTGAGTTAGAGAATGATTACGAAGACTCAGTAGAAGGACTTACAAACTTTGTAAGAGACATTAGTCAAAACGCTGCAGAGGAACAACTCGCCGGTTTGTTTGAGCAGTTCCCCGAGATTCAACAACATCTAGACTATGTACTAGCGGGAGGTGATTCCCGTGAGTTCTTTCAAAGACAGGGCCAGCAAATAGACTACGGTTCTATTGAGATGGGAGAAGATGATACTAGCATGCAACGTGCTATCCTAGCACAGTTTCTGCAAACTAAAGGTCACGACTCCGAATTCATACAAGACACTATTGATACGTATGAAGACTCCGGGAGACTCTTTAACAATGCACAAAAAGCAAAACAACATCTTGTTAAGTTCCAGGAAGAAGAGCAGCAACAGCTCATGGAACAACAACAAGCAATGTACCAGCAACGACAAGAACAACAGAATCAGTTCTGGAATGAGGTTGCTGAAACAATAGAATCAGGTAACGAATTTGCAGGGGTCCGTATTCCAGATAGAGAAAAATCAAACTTTTTTGATTACATATCTCAACCTATTGGACAGAATGGAGAGACACAACGTGATCTCGACTATCAACAAGCAGGGACAGATATTAAACTCGCTATAGATTATATGCTGTATAGTGGGTTTGACCTAAATGGTGTAATTGAAAAGAAGGCTAAGACACAAGCTGCTAAGAATTTGAGACAAAGAATCATATCAAATGAAGAGCGAGTTAAGTCTGCCCGAAAACAACAACGTAGCTCCAAGACAGTCGACTTTGACCAATTGGATCTAGGTAGCATATTACAATAAACAACTAAAAATTAGAAAACTATGGCTTTAACTCAAGTACTGAAAACGTACTACAATGATTCGCAGATGACCGACACCAACTCGTTGGTCAATGCTTTGATGGAGAAACCAGAAGAGTTGTCTCCAATTATTACTCACCTCGCAGGTCGTGAGGAAAAGAAGTTCCCACTCTCATTCTTGACTGAGGGTGTTGGTAACACTAAGTCCATCGACCGCTTCGAGTATGAGTACCGCGTAAAGACTCACGAAGTAAACGTTCGACCTGTTGTTGCATCTACTGGTAACGGTGCAGGTGGTTCTATGTTCAAAGTAACTTTCCCTGACAAGTGGTTCATCTTCCCTTACACCTTGGTTTCTCAATCAGGTGCATTGGCTCGAATCATGGAGCAGCCTAAGCCTGCAGCTGGTGGCTATGAATATGTCTTGAAGATTGTATCTCCTGATGTATCTTCTATTGCTAGTGATGACCTTGCAGACGGTGCATTGTGGGGTATGCTCTTTGCTAACGTAGGAATTGACTTCTCTCGTGGTAATGCTTCTAACTGGAGCGCTCCCGGGTTGGTTCGATCTAAGATTGGTACCGTACGTAAGTCTTACCACTTCTCTGGTAATGCTAAGGACTACGTTGCTGAATTTAATCTCCCAACTAGAGAAGGTTCTACCACTAAGTTGTGGATGGACTACGAAGAGTACCGTCACATGCTCAAGTTTAAGGAAGAGTGTGAGATGTACTACTGGTACGGTCAGAAGACTTACGACGCTGACGGTGCAAACAGAATGTTGGACGAGAACGGTCAGCCAGTTATTTCTGGTCCTGGTTTGTTCGAGCAGATCATCAACAAAGACACTTACTCTACTTTGACTCAAAAGAAGATTGAGGACGTTATTGGTGACTTGTTCTACGGCATGACTGACGCTACTGACAAGCAGGTTACTTTGTACACCGGTATTGGTGGTGCACGTGAGTTCGATAAGGCTTTGCGTAATTACTACGGTAACAACAACTACCTGCAGACTACTGAGTCTAAGTTTATCACTGGCTCAGGTCGTAGCTTGGGTATCACCGGTTACTTCACTTCTTACGACCACATTGATGGTCACAGAGTGAACGTAGTAAAAGTTCCATTGTTTGACCATGGCCCAGTTGCTCAAGCTTCTGCTAAGCACCCAGATACTGGATTGCCATTGGAATCTTACAGAATGACCTTCGTTGACCAATCATCTTATGACGGAGAAAACAACCTCCAGATGATCAATAAGAAGGGTCGTGAAATGTTGCGTTGGGCTGTTTCAGGTTCAGTTGTTCCAAAAGGATTTACTGGCTCTGACACTCGCGCAAGTGATATAGACGGTGCGTCTGTACACATGTTGAAAACAGCAGGTATCTTGCTTCGCCGCTTTGATACTTCGCTCGATCTCCAGTGTGTGGCATCGTAATTTGTGTTTGGTTTGCATAGGGGGGATCGCCAACGGGTTGGTCCCCCCACTTACCATATATTCATTAAGTTATTCTTCTTCATAAAAGAACAACTTAGTTATTCTTTCTAAACTCTAAAAGAACATTAATCATGCGTAAAATTTATATCCGCAGAAAAGAAGTCCTGAATCACTTACCTAAAGAAGTACGTGCAGGCGCAAAAATTAGTATTGGAAGTATCTATGTCGGAAGACAGCCTCTACGAGGTATAGAAGGAGAAGAAGCCCACAAGCTCTTGTCTGGTATATTAGATGTTCCGCCCGGACATGCAGACTGGCCCAAACAAGAAAAAGATTTCTGGGCAAGTATGACTGTCAAAGTCCCATTCGAAGGAGTGGAACTTGATATCAGTACTGATGAGGACGGTAATCCAAGTAATATAATGGATTACATTACTTATAAGTGGTGCATGAAACATAGACAAGTAGCTGAGTCTGAAACTCAAATGAAAGCAGACGCAACAAAAAAGTTCTATCTCTATGACCCACAAAAAGATTTGCTCAAGCGTAATGCTCAAGTAAAACTTAGAAAAGATGCAGATAAAGAGTTTATCAAAGTAAGCTCTGATACTGACAAGATGCGCAGGCTGCTTCGTGTATTGTCTAAAGGATCTCAACCAGAAAAACTCACTGCCATGGAGGTTGAGAACCAGTTGTACAACATTAAGAATGACAAACCAAGTCAGTTCCTAAAGTTTAGTACAGACAAACACCTTGATGTTCGCGCCGAGCTTGAACAAATGATTGAGCTGGGAGTGCTTCGAACCATTGGTAATCAAATCATCTACGGAGATGAAACTATTGGGGAGAACATTACCGATACTATTGTATATTTCAACAACAAAAAGAACTCGGGGCAAGTAAACGCCATGCGAGCACAACTTAAAGAACTTAAATGACAATAGAAGAGATGCATATTGCTGTCAACCTGGGGGTGCAAAAGATTGCATCTTTCCAGGTTGACAATCTCTTACCACAAGAGATTGACCACGAACTTAATGATGCAATGGAGTCATTCATTAAGCAACGCTACACCCCTATGGGTAATAAATACCAAAGGGGGTTTGAACAATCTCAAAAAAGAATTGATGACCTGCGAGCACTAGTAGTAGACAGCAGAACTAAGTGCTTCTACGCAGGGGAATCTATCACTGGTTATAAGATTGATAGAGCTCCACTTCCTATGGACTATATGTTCCTAGTTAGTGCAATTGCTGATAACTACCAGGCTTGTAACGACGTTATTGAGTGGAAATTTGGAGAAGACCAACAATTCAGATACAAACAGTGGGACATTAGAATGACCCCTCCTGCTGGAGCTGAAGGGTATAAACTTGGGGTATTAAAATTTGGTGATACAGTTTTGATTGCATCTGCAACCCAGAACGCAATTATAGGAGAGGGTCTTACAAGAAGATATCTTGCAAACTGGTACAACTTCATACAAACACCAACAGCGCCTCCTCCAGAAGAATCTTATACTGGTGAAGGACTAATTCAATCTGGTGTAGACACTCCCTTTTTAGAACAAGTAGTTGTTGTAGATTCTGATCCCTACTGGAGAAAGAACGTCGGAGATAACAGCAGTGCACTTGGGAGTGATGGAGAAGATCCTTCGCAAGAGCAGTATGATTTATACATGCTTCAAGGATCAGAAAGAACCCCAACTATGCATCATAATGTAGTAAAGATATTAATTGGGCATGCTGCAGTGCTAGCTCTTACTGGAAGTCATAGTCCTTCACTCACCGCTGTTTGGTATAATCCAATAGACGGGTCTACTGTAAATCAAACTATTCCATGCGGAACACCTTCTCAGCTGGAATCTTCATACGCATCAGGAAAAACTAAAAGAGATGTAAAGTTCAGAGCATACAATGAAGATGCAGACGTTCCAGGAGTAAGAAGTAGAGACCGAATGTGGTTTGTACAACATGACGACTTATATGCACTGTTTTCTGACCCGTTTAATACGACGTCTTACGACAAGATTAAATACACAATACAAGAAAACTTTATCGACGTACATAGTGACGAAACTTTTTTCACTACATTTGTTGATGTTAAATATATTAGGCACCCTAAGCGTATGGACAAAGGTCTAGGCATAGGGTGTGAATTGCCAGAGCACACTCACAGCGAGATTGTTGAGATGGCAATACAAAGCATACTAGAGGCCATTTCTGACCCGAGGTATAACACACAAACCAGGGAAGTCCTGGGGAGTGAATAAATATGATGTTTAATCCCAAAAAATAAAATTAAAATGGGAACTAATCTTTCACAGGTATTCGTTTCAGATGCATTGTCTGCATTGAGCGGTACTACTTTTAATTCTTCCGGCGATGCTGCAGATGATGTGGGTGTATGGAAGTTGGATGCAACTGCAGGCTACATGTCTACAGCATTGTTTCAAGCAAGCTTTGATACTGAAGCAGAAGTTGCTGCTGATGACTCTGCAGCTTTGACTACAGTTAACAACCCTCTGTGGTTGGTAAACGATATTCAAATCGTGCAGAGAGCTTCGCCTAACTTCATTGCATCTCCATTGATCAGCACTCGCAACATCAAGAGCATTAAGTACCAAAACCACACTGGATCTACGATGCATGCTGGTACTGTTACTTTTGCTTCTGATGACGCTGGAGATGACTGCAATGTAAAAATCATTGTACGTTCAATCCCAACTGATTACTTGAACTTCGGTAATGAGAACACTGCAATTGCAGACTTCTCTAACGAAGGTTACCGCTTCCCAGTAAGTGTTAGCCGTGCAGGACAGTTGTTGAACATTGGAGCAACAGGATCTGATGCATCTGCTGCAGGTGATGACTTGGTAGCTAACATTGAAGGTAACGCTGTGTTGAATGCTATGTTGAATGTTTCTAACTCTAGTGGAACAGTAACATTGACTGCACGTCACCCAGGATTCATCTTCGACTTGTACGCATACAACAACACTGACTCTACTGAGCCTGCTGTATCTAATGGCACTGCAAAGTTTGATGCAGGTGTTGGTAATGACTGGCAAGTAGTTGGTGATGAAATGCGTTGCAGAAGCCGTTACGGTAACTTCAACAGAATGTACTTCCCACAAGCTCAGACTACGTTTGGACAGAACGGTTCTGCGTATGATAAGCTCGTTATTGAGTACGCACACAACTGGCCATCATCTACAGGTATTGCACCTGCAGGCGAGTTGAATCAAGCTGTGATCTACTTCACAAATGCCGGAACTGATCCAGGCACTACAGGTAGTGAGTTCGCAACCTTGTTCGGATTTACAGACGGAACCGACATCGAGTACCGTTGGTAATAAGACTGTTTAATAAAATGGGGGCAGGAATTGGCCTGTCCCTATTTTTTAATTTTTAATCACATGGCATCAGCAGAAGACGTACGGATCCTAAACGTATCCACAAATTGTAAAACTGTAACCGGGAGAATAGAGAACGGGCACATTGATATGTTTGGGAGTGCTATTTCAGATGTCAGTGCCATCCTTAAAGTATATGTATACGATCAAAGTAAAACCGTTCAGATATACCTATCAGGATCTGACCTAACTGTCGCAGACGGAGTCTTAACATTTACTGCAACATCAACCACTCAGTTTACAGGAGTTATCTCAGTAGAGCTGCATGATGCAACGACACTAGACTACGACATAGATGGCGACGGAGTTAACAATGAGAGTGCAGCAGATACCACACTGATGGAAACAGTGTACACAGTGGCTCCTTGTAAAATAAACTGCTGCATTGCCAAGCTTGTTGATGCAGCGATAGAATGTCACTGCAAGTGTGACAAATGTAAAGAAGACTTGCTACGAGCAGAGAAGATACTTTTAATGTTGCAGGGTGCAACTTTTGCTGCAGAACAAGAAAGTAACTATGACCATGCAGTAAACATGTATAACAAGGCAAACACTCTATGTACTGAGGTTTGCGCATGTGGATGCTAATGTCTGTAAGAAGTTACACCAATAACCAAGAAATTGTCGACAAGATTGAAGCACTAAGAACGTGCATAGCTCGTCGTCACCACGCCTTCTATAAAAAAATGCATGGAGGGTTAGAATGTTCTACTGTCGAGAACGTAAAACTTACTCTTATTGCGCACCTCCTAATAGACTATCAAAAGAACGGGGAGGACGACAATACCAAAGATTGCTTGCAGGCCACAGAATCTGACAGAAAAGGCTGGAAGATACTTAACGTATTTCTAGACTTTGTATCAAGAGAGTGCAGAGACTGTTTCCCAACAGAAACTGACTATTCTTCTGGAGATCAAGGAACCCCAACGCCAGCAACAAATATTAACTTTATTACCACATCTTCAGGAGACCAGCTCACTGATCAAGGTGGAAATCCCATTATAACAAACTAAGAAAATGGCTAACGTAACTCTAGACGATTTATCAACTACACTGCTTGCAGACGTAACTAGCGCGCATTATCTGCTTATAGATAACGCTACTACTACAACTAGAGTAGCTGCATTGTCAGGTCTAATACAATCTATCTCAACATTAGGAGCAGCAGGTGCTTCTGTAGTTAAGAGCCACGCTCTTGGGGTGCTTTATCAAAGAGACATTATAGGAGGTACTGGAATTACTGTAACAGAGAACACAAACGACCTTACTCTGTCTGTTACTCAGGGAGACATCAATATTAATAACCTTGCTGGGATAGCAAGCTTTGATCTGAGTGGGGCAGACAATACGTCTTCCCTGTTTCTTACCAGCGTAAACCTTGCATCTGATGTTACCGGAACCCTCCCAATTGCAAATGGGGGAACGGGACTGACAAGTCTTACAAATAACTCAGTTCTGCTTGGAGGAGCTAGCATTACAAGCGCAGTTCTTGATGCAGACAAAGAGATACTTGTAGGTACCTCTTCAGGACCACAGATGAAAACGTTGACTGCAGGTAGTAATATTTCTATTACGCAAGACAACTCAGCTCACACAGTAACAGTAGCTTTCTCAAAGGGTAACTATATTGAGGAAAATGATAATGTAACTCTTGGAGACACAACAGTAGGAGCATTGACTGTTGCATCTATTGCCCCTACTAGCCGAGGTAGCGTTACGCAAGCAACATCTATGTCAACCCCTGTAACAGTAGATGCCCCATCAGGAATTATTCAGCTGTACACAGGAACAATTGCAGCAGACAGTAACACACAATTTACTGTTAATAACACAAGTGTATCAGCAGGCTCTACAATACTTTTGTCAAAAGAATCACAGAGCACAAATGATGAAGATAATGGAATTCATATAAGCTTAGCTTCTGTATCTGACAATAGCTTTGTAGTCAATATTACACATACAGGAAACGCACTTGCTGGTTCATGTGTAAGAAAAATCCATTTCTTAGTAGTCGGATAATAACCAATCAAACCATACACAATGTTTAATCAAGTAAAAATGAAGGTGGCAGATGCCATTGAATTGTACAAAGGACTGGAAGCAGTCAAAAAACACAAAGGCGCACGATTCGCAGTAATTGTAGCCAAGAATGTAAAAGAACTGGAACAGGCTCTGCGTAAGTACGAGGAAACAGCAAAACCATCAGAAGAGTTCATTAGAGTATCTGGGGAAGCACACAGACTTGCAGAAGCAGAAGACGAAGAAGGACTGAAGAAATTAGAGGAAGATCATGCAGAGCTTATCGAACAAAGAAAGGCGCAGCTTGCTCAACTCGAACTACAGATGGGGGAAGAGATAGAATTGAATGTACAAACAATCAAAGAAGCTCAACTTCCAGATGACGTAACACCAGAAGAAATTGTTCCAATACTACCGATACTAGTATGAGATCTAAACAGGACATAAGAAAGTTTTTGCTCGAGAGGCCCGGGTACCTAAAGAAAGGTGCCTGGGTCTTAGCGCGTAGACTTGATTGCTCTGTAAAAGATTGTCAGGAAGTATTGAAAGAGTTAAGGAACACAAATACATCAGAGAATAGACTTGATAGAGAAGACCTAGTTAAGACTTCTAGTCTGCAGAAATTCCTAAGCACACATGGAATTAATGAGGCGTCTGTATCAAGTGTAAAGTTTTGGCAAACAGCTACCGGGGATTTACGATACTCGATAGTTACTAATGATGCCCCTAACCTAGAGGACATCAAGCAAGAGATAGAAGATTTTGCAGCGAACTACGCTCCAGTATATCCTGAACAGGATTACCCGGAGTGCGAAGACCCAATTGCATATGAGATATCTCTCCCAGATATACACTACGGTAAGTTAGTGGATATGCCACTACCATACGATTTTCAAGAGAAAGAATACATTACAGTTGTAGAAAACCTTGTAGCAAAAGCTGCAGGTTTAGAGATCGAAAGATTCATTCTCCCCATTGGGAACGACGGGTTAAACTCAGAGGGAATGAGAATGACTACAACTAAAGGTACCCCACAACAGGACTATATGGACTGGAGAAAAAGCTTTAGGGGATACTGGAAGCTAATAGTTTACACCATTGACTATTTAAAGCAGATAGCACCCGTGGATGTTATAGTTGTCTCAGGCAACCACGATTACGAACGGATGTACTACGTAGGAGATGTGATTGCAGGGTGGTTCCGTAATGATCCTAACGTAAGCGTGGACAATAGTGACGACCCTAGGAAATATTACCAGTACGGTACAAACATGTTAATGTTTACCCACGGTGATAAAGAAAAGGCCCACAACATTCCTTTGATAATGGCAACAGAACAACCAGAAATGTTTGCAGCTACATCTCACAGAGAAGCACACTGCGGGCACTTTCACAAAGAACAGGTCAATGAGTATCGAGGAATCAAAGTCCGTTTCGTTCCTTCTATTTGCCCTAACGATTCATGGCACAAGCAAATGGGATACGACTCCAAACGAACAGGACAGGCTTATATATGGAGTAAAGAGAGGGGAATGGAAGGATATAATCAGTACAATGTTTGATGATCTGTCATATAACAATGATGAGTTTGACGACACTCTAGACGTCAACGAGGAGATTGAAATCCTTGGTGAAGCCTATGAGAATGCATATAAAATACTAACGGGAAAAGTTCAGGTAGAAGAGTTCTTACTAGAAAAAACAGATTCAGGTGATATAGTCTTTCTCCCATTTGACCCAAAAGAACCAGAGACAATAGAATTAATTATAGAAGACGTAATAGCATACTTTGAAGAAGGTGAAGAGTACGAGAAGTGCTCAGAGCTTTTGAGCATAAAGAAGAAGTTCGATGACACTAAATGAGATTGCATATAACTTATTAAACCTGATGCGGGCTGGGCGTTCTCACAATGATGAGAACATCTCCCTAGACCAAATCAAGTTTAACATTAAGCATTACCGTGCGATGTTTATTCGCAGGGACTTTATGCGTAATGGGCTTATTACAAGACACCTGGAACAAGACTTAGGCTGTCTCGAGCTTGAGAAAGTAGATGCAAGTAAGTGTGGTGAGTGCGGTTTTAATATAGACTGCCCCGTTTGGAGAACAAAAAAGAAAATACCCCGCACTGTACGATTCAACTTTAGAGATGCAATTACACACGTAGGAGATGTTACTGGTCTTGGTCGTATCCCACTCATAGAGCCATATGAAGTACAGTGGCTTCCTTATGATAAGTACACGGCTAATAGACCAAAAGCATACATGATAGAAGACTACCTCTATGTGTACAATCCTAATGGTATGGAACTAGTAAATGTTCGTGGCGTATTTGAAGATCCGGAAGAACTCGCAGGACTTAAGAGCTGCGATCCAGTATGCTATGATGCAGACTCCCCATTCCCAATTCCAGCAGATATGATTAGTCAGATATCCGCAGGTCTAATAAATGGTGAACTTAAACTATTAGTTAGTACCTTAGTAGACGACGAAAACGACAGGCAACAAGACAGACAATAAGATGGCTAAATCAGCAGCATGGACACGTAAAGAGGGCCAAAGCGCAAGCGGTGGACTTAACAGACGAGGGATAGCTTCTTACAGAAGAGCTAACCCTGGAAGTAAACTGTCTATGGCTGTAACTGAAAAGAACCCCACTGGAAGAAAGAAAGCTCGAAGAAAGTCTTTCTGCTCCCGTATGTGCGGTATGAAAAAACGCAGAACCAGCTCAAAAACAGCAAATGACCCTAACTCTAGAATAAATAAGGCACTCCGTAAATGGAGATGCCGTTGTAGCTAACAACTATGAACTTTGACGACATCACTATATATCAATTTCTAATTCTTGCTGGAGGACTGATTGGAACCTGGATTAAACACCAAAATGACCATGCAGTCCTGAAGAGCAGAGTAAAGTCTCTTGAGCTCAAGAATGATGAAATAACTGCAATGTTGAAGAAACTGGCTGAAGACGTTGCTGAAATTAAACTTCTACTAGCCAGAAAACAAATTGACAATTAATACTATCATGGGTAACAAAAAAAGAATGTACAAGAAGGGCAGCTTCTTGGAACCAAGTAAAGAGCTCAAGTTTGGGGGTATGAAATACCAGGCTGGAAAACCCCCAGTAACAAAAGCAGATCCTAAAAAAGCTCCTGACTATAGAATGACACCAGACAAAACAACTCAAATTGGTGGCGAAGCTATGGCACGAAGAGGCATGAGCAGAGAGGAAAAACAGAACATGCAGCAAGGATCTAGTGCTAAAACTCAACGAGCCAATCTAAAGCCGAGAACAGAGTCTAGACCTGCTGCTACTACTAGCGGTATTGCAGGTTCAAAGGCACCTGGACGACCTCTTAATCAAGGCACTAAAGGCACACCTGTTAAAAAAAGCCCCGCACCTGCAGAAAAAAGCACAGCAACAAAGAAAGCGGGAGAAAAGGGAACGTATGCATACGCAAAGAAGCGCAACCCTAATTTGGATAAGCTGATTGCTGAGCGTAAGAAGTATGACAAGGGATCTGCAGAGTACAAAAGAATACAAATGCAGATTAACGACGCATACTATGGTACAGGTGCATTGAGAAAGCCGATGGAAAAAGCATCTATACCGGCACCTAAGCCTATTGCTAGAAAAACCAATACTTCTAGTAAAAAGTCTCCCCAAGCTTCAAAAGCAGCAGCTAAAACTACTCCAAAGCAAACCCCTAGTGGTGGATCTGGAATGGGAGCAGTACAAAGAGAAGCTGCATTGAAAAATGAGATTAATTCAGCAAAGCCAGTAGATCGACGAACTTCCGCGTCTTCAGCTAAGTCTTCATCTAGTACATCTGTTGCAGACTTGAAGAGCCAGATAAAAGATGCGAGAAAAGCAAACAGACAAGGGCGTAAAAACAATAGACAAGCTGGTAAAATCTCCAGACTTGAAGAGCGTCTTGCTAAGCTTCAGAATAAGAAGATGGAGCCAGGCGGACTTAAACCCGCCCCAAATGAAGGAGCTGCCTCTTTACCAAAAAAAGTGCGTAATAAAATGGGCTTCATGAAAAGAGGCGGTCGACGTTAATAATGCACACCTTTAAAGACATATATAACAGCTATGCAAAATCCGTAGAGGATCCCATCAGCAAGAAATTGTTTAAGGAAATCTGCGAAAAGTTCAACATAGAAGTTATAGAGGGTGTCCTTGAGGGTGATGTGTTCAATATGAAAAACAATCTTTCCAACCTTTCTATCCGTAGGATTGAACGTAATCCGTCCAAGCCTACGATAGATTGGTGGGAGAGTAACAAGTACAAACAGGAGTTGTTAGCCGAAGGCAAGACATTGTACTCAGAAGACAACCCTGATGGAGAGAAGTGGTTCATATACTACACCGATCCATGGTACTGTAAATACCACTGGGAAAAGCATAGATGCAAGATCCCTAACAAGACAGCATACAGGTTTACCCCGACCCGTGGAATTAAGGGGAATAAAGAAAAGCTAACTAAGCTACTAAAAGAAGACGAACTAGCATACCTCAGATTCAAGAAGCATGGCAATATATAAGACAATATCTAGTAAGGTCGTTATCCGCAAGATATTCCGAGACATCAACCCTAATACTGATAACTGGGTTGACGATGCTATTGAATGGATGGGAGAAGCACTGGAGCATATAGGAGCAGCACCACAGCTAGAACTAAAGACATGTGTGCTTACAATAAAAGATTATAAAGCAGCTCTTCCAAATGATCTGTTTTATATCAACCAAGTAGCACTAAACGAGACAGAAGAAGGGGTAATCATCTCACAGCAGATGGATACCCTTTTAGAGCGAATAGACGCTATTGTAAATGGGGGAGCTTCATATAACTATACTCTTAACGAGATAAACTCTAGACTACAGGTTTTAGAAAACCAACTGGCGGGAGCAGATCACATGACTGTACTCAACAAATGCCGAACAAGCTTTCCTAAAACAGTAGACTGCCCGGACTGCATCAACGACAATAACCTCCCATTTAGATGTTACTACGTAGAGGCAGATAAGATTAAAACATCTTTCTCTCAGGGCAGAGTTTGTATTAGCTACATGGCATTCCCAGTAGATGACGATTGCTTCCCGCTTGTGCCAGATGATATCTCATTTAAGGAGGCTATGTTCTGGTACGTATACAAGAAGATGTTGCTTGGTAATATGGCCCCATCTCAAAATGGGATAGGGTATGAGTTTGCTGAAATGCAATGGAAGTACTACTGCACACAAGCACGTAATGCAGCTAACTTCCCAGACATTGACGGATACGAGTCATTCATGGATCAGTGGGTCAGACTCATTCCAAACATTAACAGACACGCAGAAGGATTTGCAGGACTTAATCAGAGAGAGTCCCTCAGCAGAGACAAGTACAAGTATCTGGTGGATAACATGCCTATATCCAACGGTGTCCCAACCAAAGCGTCCTCTACAAATCTTACACGTAAGACTACTAGCGTTGCTTGGACCTCAAATACAAATATTATTTCTTCAATCCCTGCAGGTAACGATACAATCTACAAGCTGCTCAATCCTCCAAGTGATGGTTACAGCTTTGTACTTGGGACGTCAACAATCACATATGGATCAGATAGCTGGTTGGTGACAGGTCTTGCATCTTCCATGACTATTACATATGCCTACACAATCGGATTGGCTACAGGAGTAGGAGTAACTGGTCCTTTAGAAGTAGAAGTTGTTATGGTAAACAATGAGACTGGGCAGGAAACAATCATTGGAGATACTACATATTCACTTGGGGCACTAGTTCAGGAAATACAGGGAGACGAAACTTCATTGGTGGGCAGTATACAATCTGCAACAGTGTTTGTTAGAATCCCAACACAGACGGACAATCCAGCAATCTCAGAAATAAAACTAACAGCAGGAACACTGAAGATTGAATAATGGCTAGTAAGTACATTATAAAAAATGAAGGTGGTAACCATGTAGTTATTACGGTAGACTCCGGGGACTTGACAACTCCTCTGGGTACTAGACGATTCTTGCCTAGAGGTTTGTCTGCATCAGAGCGGGTAGGAGCTATAGACCTCAAAGATGAGGTTAATGACGACAGAGTATTTAGTGCTCTCCCACACGGTGATATCTACAAAGACACTAGTGGAACAGTGTGGGGCGCAACTGCATCAGATACAGTAACTGCCCTCAATGCATTTTTTGCTACATCTCCACACGATCTAGAAGATCTGCAGGATGTTCCTAGCCCAACAGATAACACGCTTCTAAAGTATACAACAGCCGATGGATATGCTTGGACACCTGCAGCATCTCTAACTCCTACTCCTAACGAGGACCTTGATGACTTAGACGATGTGACTATTACAAGTCCAACTGATGATCAGATACTGCAGTACAATAGCAGCACATCAGTATGGGAGAATGTAGACTTCCCAGACACAGATGCAACACTGAGTTCATCAATAACTATTACGAACACAGATGCGGCATTCTCTCATATGAGTAGCCCAATAGCATCTGGGACATCACTAGAGCAGGTGGTTAGAAACATACTAGAGAAATATAACCTCACGAGCATCACATTCTCAAGCTTTAGTGCTGCATTTGAATCTACCTCTTCTACATATGGCAGTCCCACTAATACTACTGGGGCCACTTTAGAGATAGGGAGAGGAGTTAAAATACATGGGTTTAACTACAGCGTAGGAGATCCTACTCAGACTACAGATGACAGTGTCAAGTTTATACAAGGAAGTAGCACTGTAATAGAGAGCGGATTTGCAGACGATGCTACATCAGCAACTCTTGCCTCTGTAATTACACTAGATCCCGGTACTACATCTACCACGCAATACAAACTTACAGTGATAGACTCTGGGGGTGGGAGTGATGTAACTAGAACTAGTGTCTCAAGAGGATTTAGCTGGCAATACAGAGTTCGTGTAGGAGCACACTCAACCAGCTCAATAACTTCAGATTCAGAAGCAGCAGCATTATGGGCTCTGATTACTGATGGATACAACAATATAAGAAGTGAAAGTGATTTTACTATCGCTGCAACTTCTGCAATGAATACAGCCCTAAACTACACTTGGATAGCATATCCGGCAGCTTGGGGAAACCTAAACCAAGTACTACTGGATGGTTCGACCAACGTACTGTCTGACTTTCAATCACCAGTAGACTACAATATTACTAACGACTATGGACTAACAGCATCTTACCGATTCTACAGAAGCACCTATGACCAAGCCTTCTCGCATTCAAATCCTACTCAACTCTTAACTATTGACTTCTAATGCCAATCTTTCCAGGACCAGTATCGCATAACAACGCTAATGCTCCTATTCTAGATGCGACTGGGAATCAAATTAAGGGGTTTGGATTCTTTGCTGATACCACAGAAAGAGATGCGCTGTCTACAAACTTACAGGTAGATGGCTTTCTTGCTATTGTAGGTACTACAGCATATGTCTTCCAAGGTGGAACCTGGACGGATGCAAACGACTGGACAGAAGTAGGAAGCGGTAGCGGATTAGAAAACGTAGTCGAAGATCTAACACCTCAACTAGGAGGTGACTTAGATGTTAATGGACAATCAATCGTGTCAGTAAGTAATGGGGATATAGTATTTACCCCCAACGGTACTGGGCACATTAATCTCGATGGGGTTGTAGAGTTTAAAAGATTCCCTGCCGCATCACCCCCTACAGCTTTTGCTGGGGGTATGTATGCAGATGATGACGACAATTTATTCTTTGGAGTAACGTAAGGGAATATTTTATATATTTACGACAACTTTTCGAAAAGTAATAATTTATAAATTTAAAAATAGTATACTATGGCAACATGGAAAAAGGTCCTTGTATCGGGGTTAGATCTTAACTCATCAACGGACATATCAAATAATCACATTGGAGTTACAGATGGCTCTACAACCACTGACGTAACTCTTGGTAATAATATCACATTTGCAGCTAGCGGTGATCTTAGCGTATCAGAAAGTGGAGGTACAATTACCTACTCATTTAATGCTGGTGCTACTACCAACGCATTCTCTACAATTGACGCTCCAAACGGAACAGACCCAGTAGCTAGTAGTGCGACGGACACCCTCACCCTTACCAATGGTAACGGTATCACAATCACTGGTAATTCTAGTACTGATACGATTGATATCGCTGTCCCTGATGGCGGTATTGATACTTTGCAGCTTGCTGATGCCGCTGTAGAAACTGCAAAAATCGCAGCCGCTAACGTAACCTACGCTAAAATTCAAAATGTTGGCTCGCTTAAGGTTCTCGGTAACGTATTGGGCAGCGCAGCGACTGTAGCAGAAATTACAATTGACACCGACTTCACTGACGGTGTGTCTAATACGCACAATACAATTGGTTCTGCTAAAGCTATTAAGGATTACATTGACGCTCAAATTACAGCAGAAGATCTTGATATTGCAGGTGATTCCGGAACTGGAGCTGTTGATCTTGACTCTCAATCACTGACAATTGCCGGTACAGCAAATGAGATTGAAACTTCAGCATCAGGTCAGACAATTACTGTCGGTCTTCCTAACGACGTTACTATCGGCAACAACTTGACAGTTACTGGAAACTTGACGGTTAGCGGCACCACCACTACTCTTGACACGACTAACCTCCTGGTTGAGGATACATTTATTGCATTGAACTCTAATGGCTCTACCAACGTAGATGCTGGTATTGTTTTCACTGGCCTTGCTAACAAAGTATTCGGCTGGGATCAGTCACAAGAGTCTGGACGTTTCGGTGTTGACTACGCAGGCGGTGATGCTTCTGTTGCTGGTGGTGGATTCTCCCCCGATGCTTGGGTTTCTACTGTCCACACAGCATCTGGAGACTCAAGCAATGCTACGGCAGCTTTGGCTCAAATTGGGAACATGTACATCAATTCTGCTAACCAGGATATTTACATCTACTCATAATAATGCCTATTCTTGGTAAGGGCAGGGATGTCGGTGGGATTACCACTGACACCCTGACCCAACAAGAGTTGACGTTCATCTTAAAAACTTTGCACGAAGCAAAGTTTGATGGAAAGGACGTACTTTTGTTGGCAGACGTAGTAAACAAACTTCAGAATCAACTGAAGGCAAAATAGAAACATTTTAAAAACCAAACACAATGTTAAATTTAGACATAACTGAAGTGTACTTCTTGATAGAAGTTACAAAAGGAGCAAGCGTCAAAGTATCTGACGCTCGCACAGTAGTAACTCTTATGGATAAACTTGAAAACGAGTTTTCTAAACTCCAAGCAAAACAAGAAGCGCCGGCACCAGAACAACCTAAAGCTCCTGCAAAAGGAAAAAAACTAGAAAAGGCGTAAAGCTTTTGTAAATGGCAACTTGGAAGAAAATATTAGTAGATGGTGATGAAGGAGTAACGTCAATTGATGTTGCTGGAGGCACTGGTCTAAGTTCTTCAGGCGGGCCAATAACCGGCTCCGGAACCATCACTATTAACCTTGACAACACGGCAGTAAGTGCAGGCAGTTATACTAATGCAGATATTACCGTAGACGCTCAAGGAAGAATCACTGCGGCTTCTAACGGTTCAGGAGGAGGTATTACTGATATTGTACAAGACACCACCCCACAGTTGGGCGGTGACCTTGACGCGAACGGTTTTAACTTGGATATGACCAGCAACACAGCGTCTACGTTGGTTATTACTGCAAATCAGTATGCGTTTAGGTACCAATCTACTGGTGGTGTTCTTCAGCAGACAGGCTTATACTTTAATGCCACTACTGGACAATATGAATTTCTGAATGGTTCGGGCAACTGTATCTTCTGTATAAAAGCAGGCTCAGGAGAGTTGACCATTGGTGACACGAGTGGCTCTGCTTACTTTACATTCCCGACTGCTGATGGAACTGCTAATCAGGTACTACAAACAGACGGAAGTGGTAATGTAGATTGGGCCACGGTCAGTAGTGGGGGTGTTACAGTAACTAACCAATCAGACAATAGACTTACAACTGCAACTGCTACCACCGATCAGTTAAACGCAGAAGCAAATCTAACGTTTGACGGAAATACTTTAACTGTAGCTGGAGCTGTAGAATTTACAGGTGATTATAACGCTAGAGCTGGGGAGCGGTATGATGCAGGAGATGGAAACTATTATGCATCAAACGCTAAGGTTACAGCTGGAGATATTATCACAATACCAAAAGCTGCTACAAGCACAGTCACGGAGTTTAAAGTATATACTTTAAGTGGTTCAACTTTATACCCAGAGCTATTAGACTCAGCTTCTACATCTACAAATATTGATCAAATTGCATTCCTTGCCCCAAGAACATTGAGCAGCGGAGCTCAATCGTTTTACCTTCGATGTATGGCTACTATTCCGGCTTCTGACGTAAACGGAACTTATAGTAACAGTGCAGGAGATCCTGTATTTCTAGACCCATCTAACACCGGAGAGCTAACCCTTACAGAACCAGCCTCTGGTGCCTTTGTAAGACAGATGGGGTACGTAATTAATGGAGTTACCATCTCATCAGTTAATTACTACATTATTTGGTTTGATCCATCTCCAACCTACATAAGAGTGTAAGAGTGGATTATGCCAGAGATCATATCATATAACGGAATAGCGATGGCGAACATTGTTTCAATAAATGGAAAGACTCCTCCATCTGGTGGTGGGACCACTTCTACTACTCCAACTCTTTCTGTAGCAGGAGGTACGTTTGGGTCTGTAACAGTAACGGTAACTAACCACAGCTCTTACACAAATCCCAACTATGAATGCTCTGCTGCCGTTGGGGGAACGACAACTGTCTCCGATGCTAATGTAGACCACTTACTAGAAAGCGACGCTTCTGGGCTTAGCGACACGCTACTTCTTTCAGATACTAACTCAACTACTGGCACTCGTACTGTTACCGTCAAGGCACAGGAGTTTGGTGACAACATCCAAAGTTCTGCTGCTACCACTACATATGACGTTAATTTTATTCAGAATGCATACGTAAGAATTCAAGGAGTAACAAGTACAGGGCAAGCTACAACTTCTCGCCTTGCAATGGAAGACCTTAGACTTTTTACGGGTCAGGGCCAGACAGGTACAGAATACCCAACAACAGCTCTAACATCTGACACCTCAGAAACAGGCATTAAAATAACCTATGGGCATAGCTATAGCTCAACATACGATGGATGGAAGGCTGTGGACAGCAGTACAGCAAGCATGTGGTGGACCCTCGGTAACAGCGTAGCGGCAAATAATTGGTGGCAAATAGAATTTCAAAAAGCAACTTACAGCTCCGCACCTACAATAAAGAGCATACAAGTTAGGTTTGATAGCCAGACAGATGCTAGTTATTTCAAAATTTTGGGGAGCAACACAGGAGCGTTTTCGGGGGAGGAAACAGACTACGGAGTGTTTCAAATAATTGAGGATACTATTCAAAACTTTGGGTAATGTTTAGACTAACAGGAAATTTTGATGCACAGCTCCAAGCTTTAGTAGATGCAATAGGGTCCGAAGCTATTGTTTCTCATATTCTACACGAATCCTCTGAAGCCGTAGAAGTTGGGATGAAACTATCCCATGACTCGGATGGAAACCTAACCGCAGATGATATCACTTTTTTACAGACACTTTAATTTGTAGTTTTTGGTTTAGTATAATAGAGCATTAATGAAGAAGTTTACAGCAGGAATGATAAAAGATCCAGAAAGAGTGGATCAACCGGAGGGCACCTACAGGGATGCCCTTAATGCTAATTTGTACTATCAAAAAGGTGCTGTTGTAAACGAGCAAGGTACTGCTGCTATCACAAATGTAGGAGGATTTACAATAGATAATATTATCGGGCAGTGCGCGCTTAAAGATGGGAGGATAGTTTTATTCTTTAATTACACATTTAACGCAAACCCCACGTCCGCTATCTCTATTGTAGATCCATCTGCAAAGACCAATACTATTATCTACAGAAACAGCAGTCTAAATTTTAAAGCGTCCAATACAATAGAGGCTACATCTAAGATTGATGTTAACGGTGAAATACTTGTCTACTTTACAGACAACTATATGCAAAAAACTGTAGAGCCTGCTACAGGTATTGAGTACATATCTGAGTATAACCCACCAAGGGTAATTAATATTACTCGACAAGAACAAAGCTCTACAGTGGCTGAGCTGTATAATAATGAAGACTACACAGTAGAAAAATTAGATCTATTCTTGAACTCAGGATTCATACCAGAGTTTAGAAACGTTAAAATAGAAGAGGGCGGGGGAGTAGTAAGTGGCACCTATCATCTTGCAATTGCATATGTAGATGAGGATCTTAATAGAACTAACTACTTAATAACTTCTAATCCTGTACATCTAGTTACTGAGCATGAAGACTCTATTCCTACAGAAACAATAACTGGTGACCCACAAGGGAGTCAATCAAATAAATCCATTAGCTGGGTAGTAGACATTCCTGTCCCATCTAATTACACGCACGTCCGGCCCGTAATTATACAACGTTTTGGGGGCGGATATAGCCAAGAGTCTAGTGAATTTGCCTACGAGCTAGATATTGTAAAGATACCAGAGGGTATAGATGATCAACTGTTTGCGTCTTTAGAGATTACATACACTGGACTTGAGCAAGTAGCATCAGCTTCTATATCTGAGGTTGTAATAGACTCTGTAAGATACGAAACCGCAAAGTCTTTTGTGCAGCTAGACAATAGACTGTACATCTCTAACCTAAGAGCGCGTGGTGATATTGGATACCAACGATTTGCAAACAGCATTACAACCGCACCCAAGATTAAGACTGTACAAAAGTTTGATCCAAAAAGAATACACAGCACAATATTAAATGACGGATACAACAGTTACCAAAATGGAACTTTTGCGGACTCTACTACCCGGTACCGTAATATTCAACAAGATGACTTAAACGACGGTAACTTTAATTCTAAGGTCAGAAAAGGCTACAAAGATGTAAACCTTTCTCACAACTATAGAGGATACAGAAGATCTGAAGTTTATGCATTCTACATATCCTTTGTACTAAAAGATGGATCTGAAACTTACGCATATCACATCCCAGGAAGAGAAGTAGAAACAATAAAAGGTGGCACTGTATATGAAAATGCTCCGCTTACAGATGCTACGGCTAGTGACCTTAACAGTATTCTTGATGGATTTGATATAGGAGAATTTCAAGATTTGTACCCAGATGCCCGTCTGCATGAAATAACTGATACGCAGTATCTGATAGACCAGGACTCTACAGAAATGAGCTATTGGGAAAATCAAGATGAGCGTTATCCCACAGACGATGAGTTTACAGTTTGGAGTGTTAACAATGATGGTACCCCAATTGAGATAAGTAGCATTCAAAATGAAAAGGTTAGGCACCACAAAATGCCCCCAAACAAAAACTTGAACTTCTCGTTTATTGACGAACTGGACGAGGCGGACGGTCAAACATACCCCAACTTGTTTGGGCAAAATGAAAACTCATATGATGGGGCGGGAGTAATTTTGCAGGAGAGTATAAAAATACTAGGTGTAGAATTCTCAAATATCCCAATACCTAAGTTTATTAAAGATCAGGTCCAAGGATTTAAAATTTACTATGCTAAAAGAACGCAGCAAGAAAAAACTGTAATAGGACAAAGCACTGTTATCCCTTCTTGGTATGAAGATGTAATAGCAGTAACAACAGGAATGATCTCTGCTGCTAATGGTCCTTACTCAGATGCATGGTTTCTTAAAGGTTTAATATCTCCTTGGTATTCTAAATATCCTAAAATTACAAACGCGCCTAATTCTCCTGCTGGTAGATATCGGGCTATGTCTGTTTTTTCCTTTCATGACTTCAATCTGCTAAAGAACAAGCACACACTTAGCGGTGCTAGCCATATTGATGTTCAAAAAGTCCTCACCATGCGTATGTGGGTGGGAGGAAATAATAAAATGAGCGAAGAAACTGAGGATTATGTTCTTGACCCAGTCTGGATAAATAGTACAATAGGAAACACGCAATGGTCTGAATGGGTAGATGACAATGACAATGGTTACTATGATGCAATAGCGGATGCAGAGCCCGTGGGTGCTGTTAATTACTGGACCTCTATTTGGGTAGCGCAGCGATACAAAAATCCAGGTAAAGTATTAGAAGGTGGAAGCTGGAACACAGATCAGACAGCCCAGAGTTTAGCATACTGGGTAAATAACTACCAAACTATTTTTGCAATATCCCCCAACAGCCGAAGTTATATTACTGGAAGTACCTTTCTTAAAAACACAGACAGCTCAGCGTTTAATAATGTAGATTATCTCATGCACTTTGCAGGAGAGTCTTGTGCGGTATTTGGTCTGGTATCTGGTCTTCCTGTTCTTGTAGAGCACAGAAATTTTGGATATACTGACGATATAATATATGCACAGGCATCACTTGCATCCTACGCAAAGTGGTTCTCCCCAAGCCTTGCCGGAACCGGCAGGTGGTTTAGTGCTCAAGATAATGAAATCGTTGCTAATAATAATAGGAGGTTAAACGAACTTAATTCAATTGTAGGTACCGGGGAATATAGGTCTTGGCCAACACTATTTTTAGTAAACTTATGCAGTTACAAGACGAATGTTTACAAGCCATTTGATCAGCAGAGACTTGTATGGACAGGGTATTACCAGCCCTTAGACGATGCAAGAAGCGGAGAGGCAAAAGAAGAGGATAATGCCTACATCTATAGAACCAGTACTGTATTTGGGGGAGATACCTATGTAGGACGGTACTCGTTTAGAACTACGTCGCAAGATTATGGTGCATGTTTCTTCAACCCAGTTTGGTTGGAGGAAAATGGTGATTGGAATCAGGACTTTGATTTATGGAACAAACTGAATTGGGTTAGCTATGGTTGGAACACATCGGGGGTGCATAATCAACAATACCAATATAGAGCAGTAGACCCATATGCTACAGTATACAATTTCTTTTGTGAATCAGATGACCTGCTAGGCTTTAGACATCAGGGAGATAATTCAGCAGGTGTAACACCTGCCGAAAGCCTATTTTTTGATGCCTCCATTGGGGCAGATGTATTGTTCGGGGGACCAAACAATGACTATACAAAGTCGGAGAATCTGCTGTATATGAACAACTACTCTGCGGTGCAGGATATAAAGGTTACAGCACCTCGTCCAAAGAAGTTGTTTAACCCAACATTCTACCCAACTAGAACAATACGCTCTACTGTAGATGACGGAAGCATACAAGATAAATACAGATTCTTCTTAGCACTAGACTACAAGGACATTCCTAAGAATCGTGGAGAGATAACCAAGGTATTTACTCTGGGGTCCATCCTGTACATGCATACAGAGAGATCTTTGTTTGTTACAAGAGGTAGACAACAGCTGGGTCTTAGTGACAACACTCAAGCTTTTGTTGGGAGTGGGGATATCTTCGAGCAGAATCCTGATGAAATGATCCCAACTACAGAGGGGTACGGAGGGACTGATTGCCAGTTTGCCTCATTAACTACACGCTTTGGACAGTTCTTCGTTAATCGTAAAGACCGTAAGGTATACATGATGTCTGAGAACATATCAGAGCTAAGCTCTCTTGGGATGGAGAAGTGGTTCTTAGACAACATTCCATACGAACTAGAGTCCTACATAGATTTTAGTGGAGACTTAAACTTTGATTCACCAACAGAATACTTTGGATTTAATTCAGTATATGATCCCAAGTACAAAAGAATCATACTCTCTAAAAAAGAGCTTATTCCCAAAGGGGAGCTGCTTAGTATTTTAACTGGGGGCTATACTGTAACAGTTGATTCAGTAAGCACTACGTCCATAACTTTAGGAGGCACCTTCCCTCAAAGCGGAGGAAAGGCAGTTTTTGAATTCTCTGATACTTCAAACTTTGAGGCATCCGGTTGGACTGTTTCTTATTACCCAGAAATTAAAGTGTGGGGCAGCAGACACAGCTATCTCCCAGTAATCTTTGCAAACAACCAAAGAGAGTACTACAGCCTCATTAACGGAGGCGAGGGAAATGTTTGGGAACACTCTGACTTAAATAATCCCGGATCGTTTTACAACAAAACTTATAGCTTTGAATTTGAGTACATAGATAACTCACAAGTAGGAGAAGCTAAAATATTTAGTGCGGTTAGATACTGGGCAGAAGAAGTGGCTTCCAAAGGGGCAGGTCAAAACCTAACAATAGCAAAAGTAACCTCTCCCGGATTTACTGAGTTTTACGTATACAACAGTACGCAGATCTCTGAACAAAAAGACATTTATTATTTAACTAACGCTAGGCTCGTAAATAATTTTTGGTATATTAACGAGTTTAGAGATATGAGTAAGTATGATTTTAACGCCTCAGAAGTACTGGCTAATGGCCAACTCAACGTCCAAGATCTCTTTAATGAAGGGTCTACGACAATCTCTCCAACGACCACAATGTTTACGGAAGAAGGGGTCATAAACAATGACTATATAGATACTAATAAATCGTGGTATAACCAGAAGCGATTTATAGATCATTATTTAGGAGTACGTTTAATAAATAACAATCAAGAGGGTAATTTAGTATATTTGTATTCCGCAGGAACTAAGTTCCGACAATCCTTTAGATAATCATGGCTAGAAAGAAAACAACTAACAATAAAAAGAAGCGTGTAAATAAGTATCAAGGAGCGGGACCGTTTAGAGATGATGCTGCAAACAAAGCATTGCGTAATGCAGGTATAACATTTGGGGCTAGTGCACTTACACGCGGTATAGTATCCCCACTTATACAGAATAGACGAGCAGACAGAGCAGCATACAACCAATACATGGGCATCATGGACAGAGCTTATCAAAACTCTGGGTATGACAGCTACGCAGACTACTGCTTGACTGGAGATTGTCCTCAAAACCCATTTCAGGGTGATCCCCCAACTTTCAGAGATTGGAGAAACCATGATTATTTTGGGGCTGAGGAGACAAATGCTCGACCTACATATAGATTTATAAACGACGTTAAAGAAAAACCGCTAGAAGGAACTATGGGCCCTGCGATCAAAGCAGGTGCAAAAGATGCTGCAATCAGTGGAGCACTTACTTATGGTGCAAACAAACTACTTGACAATACTAGGTTTGGGAGAAACCTTAAGCGTAACTTTAATGTCAATTTAGGATTTAGACGAGCGTACCAGCCAGGCGGTGCGGTAGGTAACCCATACGCAATGCCTACATCTGCTGCCACATCAGGATATACTAGCACTATGTCTGGAATGGCTGGCGCGCAACAGTCTGCAATGCAACTTGCTCAAATTCAACAGGAAGTTAGAGATGAGCAAGAGAGAAGAAGAAGAGAAGCCGAAGCAGCTGATGCCGCAAGTAAAGCACAGCTGCAGCAAGAGGCTAGTGGTCTAGCTAGTAAAGAGTTTTTGGGAGAGGCCAGAGACGCTGTAAAAGACATTGGTGCTAGACGAGCTGCTAAATCTGCAGCACAAGATGCTGCATTGAAAGAAGCATCAAAGGACTATGGGACAAGCCTTGCTGCATACTCAACTAATGTAGGCACAAGCAACTTAAACAATATAGTGCAGGGAGGAAAAATGGCAGCAGAGGCTTCTAGTCCAGTAACTAATGTAATAATGAACCCTATGTATACTGAGGGATCAAAACAAGTTATGACTTCTACTGTACCTAATATGGGACAGGAAGTTGTGTTGGAGGGCACTAAAAAGCTAGGGGAAGAAGTAACTAAAGAAGCAACTAAAAAGGGTGCACAAGAAGCAGGTAAGAATTTTGGTTTAGCCGCATCTGGCGCAAATCCAAGCTGGGCTAATCCTGCAGCAGCAGTAGCTGCAATTGGGGGCAGGGCAGTTGAACATGTAGCAGACGATAATGATGATACTAATATAACTGCTGGAGAGGGAATAGGACGAGGATTGGCTGGTGCTGGGCAGGGTGCATCAATTGGGTTGATGTTTGGACCAGTAGGAGGACTTATTGGAGCGGGAGTGGGAGCACTAGCTTCACTCACTACACAGCAGATACAGAAAAGGAGAGCAATGAAAGAGGCAGCAAAGCAACAAGCATTTGATAATCAAATGGCTGCAGCACAACGATACGCATTTGAAAACTCTCTCGTAAAACAGGGGCAAGATATGGGCTACAATATTGGTAACTCTATGACTAACTCCTATCTCCCGGGTCAGCAACAATTTATTGGAAAAGCAGGTGGATGGCCGTGGCCAGACAAAGAAGCTAGAATGCTAAACCAGCAAAGAAGACAAACAAAGAAAGCACAAAAGCTGTTTGAGAGAGCCTCTAAAAAGGCAAAAAGAAAAGGTGGATCCCCTTTAGACTACATGCGATGAATATAAACGAGAAATACCTATCCGGAAGCAAGAATAGAAAAAGAAGAGCAGAACTTATTCGTGAGATAGCAGCAATCTACGAAAGAGGAAAGCCGTACCCAAAAAGGCTTGAAGCTCTTATGAAAGAGAGGGACAAGCTTGAGGCAGGAGGAGCTGCACAACAAGCCGCTATTGCAATAAATATGAAAGCAAGGGGGCAAAAGCCTAAGTCTGAAATGAAGACTGGGGGTATGAGTGATCTTGATGCTGCTGAGAGAGAAGTATATAAAAGAGGTCTTGCTGCATACATGAGCTCAGGGAATAGACCTAAAGTATCTCAGCATGCATGGGCTAGAGCTCGTGTAAATAGTCCCTTTGGGAAGAGAGAGGCAGCAAAGATTAGAAAAGAAGGAACAGGGGAGAAAAAAGAAGAAAAGCGAGGTGGAGGATTGTGGGCTAACATACATGCCAAAAGAGCCCGTGGAGAGAGAATGAGGAACAAAGGAGAGGCTGGGGCACCAACAGAAGAACAAATGAATAGAGCAAAAGCTAGTACAAATCAAAAACATGGAGGGCCATACATGAGACGGCTACCTGGTGGAGCTGTTGAGTTCATCGGGCCTAAGCATGCACAAGGTGGTATCATGCTTGACTCACAAACTGAAGTAGAAGGTGGTGAGACTATGGACGCAGTAACTATGAAGTCTGGTGGAAAACAAGACTACATCTTCTCCGATTTTCTAAAGATTGGTAAGAAAAGTTTTGCTCAACGACATAAAGAAATGCTGAATAGAGGAGCATCTCAAGCAGAGATACAACAACTTGCTAAGTTGCAAGAAGAAGTAGCACAACGAGAGGGCAGAGATGAGAATGGTCCTAGAGATCCTAACATGATTATGAAGCGTGGTGGCATGTATCAAGCCGGTAACGTACCGTCTGTTGCAGTCGATGAAACCCTTGACCCAAATGATCCTAACTTTGTTGATCAAGGTATTGGATTCCAATGGCTTTACGACATAGAGGATGAAAGCAATCCTGCAATTGATATGGCAGGACGAATTGGGAGAGATAAAGACACTGCTAGTATTCTTGCATCAAACTGGGCAAAGCGTCAAGGACTGCCAGAAGACATGACAACCGAAGAGCTTGAAGAATATTACAATAACACATATCTTCCTCAAATAAGGGGCTACTTTAACGCTAACAAAGAACAAGTAATTGCCAATGCAAAAAGAATGGCAATGCTTGACGACAAAAACCAATCTAACTTTACAAAGAGAATTGGTAAGTCAGAAGACGGCACGTTTGAGATGAGCGATGATGAGATATTCGAAGAGGCACTCAAACTAACTACAGACGGAAATGTAGGCTCTTGGCACTCGCTGCTTCCACAAATAAAACCTGAGACACCGGATACCCCACCACCAACACCACCATCAGGATGCCCTTGTGAAGACGGCACTTACTCTGACGCTTGCTGTCCAAAAGACACACCTCCACCTACAAAAGGGTGTCCATGTGAGGACGGATCATTCTCTCCGGACTGCTGTGAAATCCCAGAAAAGAGAGACATACTGCTCCCATACCAGTTAATTGGTCCAGTAGCAGAATTAACTAGTAGGTATCCACAGCCTGATAAGATAGCTGCACAGCCTACTGGTAGAATCAAACTCCCACGAGTAAACTTTAATGCAGAAAGAGCTAGCCTAGGTAACACAACCAATGCGGCAAATAAGTTTATCCAAAATAATGCTGCTGGTCCTGCTGCAATCTCAGCTATGATGGCTACAAATGAAAAGCAGAGATCAGGTAACTTGGATATCGCTAACGCAGAAGCAAGAAACAATAAGCAGCTTGCTGCACAAGAAGAACTTGCTAATCTACAGGCGTCTCAGTTTGATTCATCGCAAGGATTGAGAGCTTCCATGTTTAATGCACAAGCTCAGAACCAGAGAGATCAGAATGAGTACGAGAAGCGTATGCTTGCCTTTAATCAGCTAGGAACTAACCTTGCACAGTACGCAAATGACCGTCGTGCATACGCAGCAGAAGAAAGAGCAGCAGAAGCTTATCAGATAGATAATGAATACTCTAGACAAAAAGCTTATGAAGCGGCTATGTCTAAGCGTGGTAATAAAAGATCCCCATATTATGACAAGAATCCTATGGAGATTAGAGAGATGATTGCACAGTCATTCCAGTATGGGGCACCAACATGGAATGCACAAAACGCTGAAAGACGTGACGCTGTTGTTCAAGGTATGAACCAAGAGGCAGCTGCTGCAACAACAATGAAGGCCGGTGGATATATTCGTAAGTTTGGGAAAATAAAGAGAAAAAGAAGAAAGTAATGGCATATCGTAGTCTATACACCCCCTTATCTCAATTTGTAGATCCAATGTCTACAGAGATAGCGCAAGAGTTAAGGGCCAAATATCTTACATCTTTTCAGGCACAGGATCAGGTAGCTCAAGCATTAGCAGAGCTGCCTGTTGCCGCATTTGAGAACGATCAAAAGATTTACAATGACCTGTACAATAGTACTCGTGCTGAGATAGATGGGCTTGCATCTAGAGGAGACTACGAAAACATGTTTGTACCTGTCTCTCGTCTGGCAAGAACATACAAGAATACGGCAACGCCCCTTGAAGCTAACTACAATAGATATCAAGCTGATGTAGAAGCAAAAAAAGAGATGCTTGACAAGGGTGAGATTACAATGTCAGACTACGAAGGCTGGCTTAAAAAAAGCAGGCTAAAACAAGGTACTGATGATTACACCCCGTACCTCGGTATTGAACTAGACGATAATGGGAGAGCTATCCAATCAAGCTATTATGGAGGCACCCCAATTGCACAATACGTAGACATACAGAAAGAAATACTTACGCAGCTTAATCAAGTCCCAGAGATAAAAAGAGGAGGATATGAGGTAAAAGAAATACAAGCACCAGATGCTGACGGTCTAGTATTTGCAATTACACAAAAAGGTCAGATAGTAGAATACGTCCCACAAGAAGCAGTAGATGCAGTAACTGCCAACATTATGCAGCGCCCAGATGTACAAGCCTACATGATGCAGTCTGCGGACTTCAACACTCTAGACCTTGATGAAAATGAGCTAGATGCTATTCTTGGAACTGCAGCACAATCATATATGTCTTCAGAGGACAAAGACGAGCAAAGATATGGTGACCAGCTTGCACACATAATCTCTACACAAACTGTTGGGGGTAAAAGACGTGCTGTAAAAGCTATGCTGTACAACGAGGATGTTAACCGATACATGACTACAGCTAGATTGACTAGACAGCCTAGTGCATACGGAGGAAGCTATTCTGTATCTTTCGAGTCAGCTCTTACAAACAAGCTTAACGAAACTATGGGTGGTGGTGCTGGTGCATATACTCCAGTACTTCCAGGAGACAATATAGTATCTACTAATCCTCACCTAATTGCAGAAGGGCAAACTGCCCCAACAATAGCCGGGGTTGAAGGGCACATTAGAAACATAGGCAACAACAAGGGAGCAGTAGAGTCAGCTTTAATGGAACTCCACCCAGAACTTGCAGACATATACGGCATACCTACTGGACGTATGTCTGCTACAAGTGGGGAAGGAATTGGGGCAGCAGTAGGCTCTCTTGCTGGTGCTAACTCTTTTGAATCTATACAAGACGATCTCTACAAAGAGAACGGAGTAGAAATTATAACTACTAAACTGATAAATGCAAACCCAGATTTGGCTGCAAATAAAGCACAGATTGAAAGCAATCTAAGACAGGCTAGGGCATCTTTGTTTAACTATGATGCTCAAAGAGATGCAGCAGAGAAGATAATTAAAAACGCATACGGTGAATTTAAAGACACCTTTGTCAATGAAGTTCTTGCAGATATCAGCAATGACATAGAAATGCCTGCTCAGCAGCTTCCTACATTCTACAACAATCCAGGATTGGGACAAATAGGAGCTACTTATAACCCAGAAACTAATGAGGTAGAGTTTAAACAGTCAGGTACATTTGACCCTGATGCATATAAGCTTGGGGTTGCAGCAAACATTATGACTGAACTTGAAGCAGAAGCTGAGACTCTGTCTCGATCTGGGTTAGGGGGAAGTCTTGATGTTGGGGCTGCCTTGTTTAGTCAAATGTTTGGATTGGATGCCGAAGAAGCTATGGAGCTTGCACAGACCGCTTCTAATGTTACGGACACAGGAACAGAGCGTATAGAAAATCTTTCGGAAGGGTCGCTGCTTGATGAGGTAGGATACAGAGGAACAGCTGGACCTGTTAGATCTGTGACTTCAAGAGAAGACCGACTCACGGGAATGACAGCAGTTGGCTCTATGGGTAAGATTAACATACGTGAGAAACTTGACAAGGCAACTGAACAAGCTGAGGAAAGAATAAGTAACCTTGGGCAGGTTACATACACTACAAGCCAGTCTGAGGCAGCACTTGGAGACTCAAGTGGTAAACTGTCTAAAGAGATTAATGATACAGTTAAGGGTAGATTCTTGAGCACTCTTGGAAATGTTCCTGTAATTCTTACAGAATCAACACGAACTGCCCTAGAGAAGAACAATCCAGAGATAGGTAATCAAGCAAGAGCTGGGGTTCCTGGATCAATTGTAACAATAGAAGATTTGTATGAAGGAGAAGCAAAAGAAGATTATGCTAAGGCAAAAATAGCAAGAGCAGATTTTACTCAGTATCTTGACCCAATAACAGGAAGTATGAAAGCTGGAATGTCTATAGAGACAAGTACCGGTGATCAAATTCTTGTTCCATACGACGAATTAATTATGGGTTACGATCCAACAATGCCTAGCAGAATTACAAATACGTACAACAGTCCAGGCGGAATGATAGCCAGTAAAGCAATTGCAACAATGCTCCAATACCCAACAGCGTTTGATGAAGAAAGTGGGTATGTACACAGAGAGGTAATTGGGGGAAGAAGCATAGAAATTGAATTCCTTGCACCACAAATGCCACTAGAAGAAGATGGCCTTGCTGTTACAGCATCCCCAAATAGAGTTATTGTTAGAGCCAGTGGTGGAACAGGAGAAGATGTAGAACAAGAACTAGCTATCGACGACTTCATAATATTCTATAACGCAGCAGTACAATGAGTGATAAGGGTACTATAAATCCCATTACAGGTCTTCCGCAACAAAATACTTTGAACCCTATTACAGGGCTCCCGTTTACTACTGCAGAAGAGCTGGGTGCATTTCAAGCAAAAGTTAACCGCCAACGACCTCAAGTATCAGTGGCTCCTGGATTTGCTGCAACAACTGGGGACTTCTCTTCATATGCAGACAGAGGAGTAACACTTTCTGGGGGACCTAGCTACAAGGATTACTCTACTATAAGAGCCCTCAATCAGAGCACAGGAGAAAAACTTTTAAGCGGGGCCAAAAAAGGAACCGTTACTGCAGGTGGAGCTTTTGTAAACGGATTGCTTGGTGTGGGGGGCGCTCTTGACTTTGCTACTGGAAGTAATGTCTTGAATCCTAAAAGCAGAGGATCTCTATTTGAGACAGTTAAGGATTGGACAGATCTTGTTAATACTGAAGAGTGGAGAGAGACTTCTCGGAAAAACAATCCACACTACTACACAAAGACAGAACTGGATAACATAGGAAACTTTAATCCATTCTCTGAAAACAACGCATTTACATGGAACTTCCTTACTGATAAGATATTTGATGGTATAGGATTCTTAGTTGGGACAGCTGCATCAATATATACTACAGGGGGCACAGGAGTTATTGGACGTGTTGGTCAGCTTAGTAATATAAGCAAGGGACTTGCAGCGTGGAGAACCGCTAAAACTATAAAGAGTGGGCAGTCTTTGTCTAAGGCTCTTGGTACATACAGAACTACTAAAAACGTAGCAAGCAAAATATACAACGGTGCTGCTAAAACCGAAGCAGCTTTCTTATCTGCAGTAGGGGAAGCAGCTATTGAAGGAAAGGAAACAGGTAAACAAGTATATGAAAAGCTATATGCAGAAGCTCTGA